TCTGATTAATAAAGAATATATCTTTAATATTATTTTCTATAATTCTTTGGTTCAATTCTACTAAAGCTCTATTTACTAACAGTCCCCAAGATTGAGTAACTGCATTGTTTGAACTTCTAGCTTCTTGCTCAGATAGATTATTATTTACTTTAGAATATAGTATAGGAGTTTGTACTTTTAAACCAAAAGCACATTCTACATATCCATTATTTATAGCAAATTGTTTATTTTCCTCTGAGAATTGATGTAATCTCTTGTATATTTTTCTATGACCTTCTTCTATTTCTATAGCTTCCTTTAATGGAATACCATTCTTTTTATGAAGTGTCATATAAGTACCTTTATAATTTAAAGCAAATGTACTAGATTTACTTCTATTTCTTAAGGCTTTATACTTAGTAGCAATTGAATTAATAGCTTCTACATCTATATTATCTATATCTGATATATTTGTTTGTATATCAGGCATTTGTGAATGATAATAGCCATAAGCATTTAAACTATGACTATCTAATCCTTTAGTAAATATAGCTGTTTTAGCAGGATCTTTTGATAATATAGCTACTATTCTGTCTTCTAGTGCAGAATAATCAGCATATGCTATTAAGTATCCTTTAGGAGCTTCAAAACATTCCTTAATTACTTTTCCGTGAATACTTCCGCTAGGAATATTCTGTAAATTAGGATTCCTACTACTCAATCTTCCTGATATAGTTCCTCCTAAAATAAAATCACCATTAATACAATCACAATTGAAAATAATAGATGGTAAAGATATTTCTTTAAACTTACCAATAAAACTAGAAAGTACTGTACTACTTTCACTTAATATTAATAGCTGTTCTATTAATATCTTTGGTTCTCCTTCTACATAGTTAAGTAATTTATGTAGTGTCTTACTTCCAGTAGAAGGTTGCTTTTTGTCCGTTATATCTATTATAGGTAATTTTAAAAAATCATATAATAACTTCTGTGTTTGTTTAGAACTAGAAGGATTATAAGATAAATTAAAACATTCTATAGGCTTAACTAACTTCTTTAACTTACTGTTTGTTTTAACCATTTCTTCTTCGTTGCATTTCTTAATGAACTCAGGTAGAAAAGATAAATTGTTAATAGTAGTTCTTGCTTTCTTTGTTAAATTACTAATTGATTCTTTACCTTGCTCAACAGTTACTAAATTAACAGGCATACCTGTTAACATCATTTGAACCAAGTAGTTAATACTATTCTTTAATACAATATAAGCTTTATTATCTATAGTGTTATATTTCTCATATAGATAATATGTAGCCAGTGTATCTATTCCATTATACCTAAGTATTTCATAGGTACTGTATTTAGATATATCTTCTACTTCTAAAGCATAATGTCCTGTATATTCCATTGTATTAGCTTTTAAGCTAAGTGAATAGTCATTAGTACTATTTATATTTACATATGTTAATAACATAGTATCTTCATAATTCAAATAGTATAATGTTTTTCGTATAGAGTATATGTCTTTAAATAGTTTATACATTAAGAACTTTAAATCAAATGAAGCATTATGAAATATAAGCTTACCTTTGTATGTTTTAAAGAATATCTCTAGTGTCAATAAATCATCATTTCTTAAATCTATAGCTATACTTGTATATTTATCAATACCAAATGCTATTGATACTATAGAATCATTATAGAAAGATAGACCAGTAGTTTCTATATCACAAGTTAATACAGGGATATTTATTAAACTATTGTATTCATCTTTACCAAACTCATTTTTAATAATTATATTTGTATTTTTTAAATATTCTATTTTAGTATTTTCAATAAATTGATTAACATACTTTATTGAATGTTTTACTAATTCTTTATTGAAATAATTTGATGGAGGTATAAGAATACATTTCATTTTACTAGATTTTACACTTATTGTTTGTAACATTAAGTGAAAATCATATTTTCTACCTGTTAGTAGTTTAAATATTTCTTCGTTATCAACTACTATAATATCAGCTATAGTTTCTAGAAATTCTATATGCAATGGTAAATCTTTGATTACTTGAAGTTCTACCACAGATATTAACAAATCTTTTCTCTTTTTATTAGTTAAAAAGATAATGTTCATTTGTATATCCTTCTTCTTCTGCATATATTTTCAATTTAGGTATACCATATTGTTTTGAGTAGAGTAAATCTCTTATTATCCACTCTATTTTGCAATATTTAAAATAATCATAAGTTTTTATAGCAGTACTTATGTTTAAACCTCTATTATAGACTAACTGTTGTATTGCCCTATTTTTATCATCATAAAAATATTTTATGTCTTTTTTTGCCATTTTGTGATTCTTTAAGTTTTTTTGTAGATTGTTTTTATTGACCTTCTTGAGATAAAACTTTTAGTCAATTGTAAGGAGCGTACTTGAATAAGGTATATAGATTTAATTATATATTTAGACCCAAGAATAAAAAGTTCTAAATATATTATACCTTAAATTATATTAACATTTCTTTTTTTTCATAACAAATCCTTTCTTTAAATATGATTCTATTAATTTCTTATTGTATAATACCTTTCTAGCATAGTTATATCCTTTACTAGATGTATTATATCCATTATTGTACCCAGCTAAAACACTAGTTATACTTTTTCTTCTAGCTTTCCAATATTCTAATTCCTTTTTACATTGGTTCAAACTAAATTGAGTATCTTTCAATTTTAACTTTATCTGACTACTATTTAACTTTTCTCTTGCCTTAACACTTATTATTCTATTTTGAAACATACCATATGAATCTTTATATTTACAATTTGGATTAAATTCACTTTCTACATAAGCAATAGCTAAATATAGTGAAGTGTCTTTAATCTTATGTTGTTTACATACCTTTATTATTTCTTTTATCTTATAAATTTGTTTTTCATTAAAATTTATAGACGAGTTCAATAATGAAATAGTAAACAGAAAAGTAAACAAAAATTTCATACAAGTAATTCCTTTTCTAATATTTGTTGATAAGCGTGTATTTTAGCAATTTCTTTGTTAATTTCATCTTTTTTACCTAATCTCAATTGGTATTTCAATATATTACCCTTGAGAAATCCTAAATATTCCTCTTTACTTAGCGAAGCTTTTATGATATCAAGTGCTTCAGTTCCTTTCCATAAATCATAATAACTCATTCCAATCTCCCTGTAAAGTTTTCTTACTATATTCAGTAACTGTTCCACTAAAGAAATCAGTTACAGTAAGCATTAGTACTTCATCCATAAAAGGTAATGGGTTTACCTTTATGTTTGTATCATATTTTATTTTTATTAGTTCAAGAGCTTTATATGCTTGATAATGAACATAATCTTTCAATAGTTCTTTATCTAAATGTACTGGCTCAAATAAATCAATTAAAGTTATTTCATATGATACTATTTCTTTTACAGATTCTAATATAATGTGTTCTAAATCTGTATGCAATAGATCAGGATTTTCTTCTATAAATGTATTATACAACTTAGCATTATACACCATATGAAGATATTCATCTTTTATACTCCATTCTACTAATTGACACATACCTTTATATTTACCTAACTTTTGAAAATATAGTAACATTGCAAATTGTGCAAATAAACTAATACCTTCTGTACAAGCACTATATACAGCTAACATACAAGCTATATCTTTCTTATATTGTTGTTGTAATTGTACTTCTGTTAAACCAAAGTTTTTATATTCTTCATATTTTTTAACTTTAGCTTTTTCTAAATATCCTATTTTAGTATTCATTATAGGTATTTCTAGGAAATCTGAATAAATACTGTCTTTAAACCCTAGAGTTTCAATTAATAAAGAATAACCTGCCATATGAGTATTTTCCATATCTGCAAATTTTCTTAACATCATTTTTATCTCTGTAGGTTTAAATATTCTTAACAGGATATCATAACCATTACTTACCATTACTTCATTTTGAGTAAATAATTTAAATACATCTGTAATAAGTTTCTTTTCTTCATTACTAGCTTTCTTATAATCTTGTACATCTTCGTGAAGTTTTAGTTCGTGTATAAACCAAATCATTCTATTTGCAGTATCCCAAGCCTCATAAGCCCAAGTATACTTCATACCACTACTTTCTTTATATAGTGGTACCTTTTGATTTATTGACAATAAAGACATTCTCTCTCCTCTATTGTTTTATTATTGGCTCTAAAAATACTTTTAGTTCTACAATAATAAAGTGTTTTAATTCCTTTTTTCCAAGCTAACATATGTACATCATACATCTGTCTAACAGTGTTAGCATTAGAAAAGAATAAGTTAATACTTTGCCCTTGATCTATATACTTCTGTCTGTCAGAAGCCAATTCTACCACATATCTTTGGTCTATTTCATAGGCAGTCTTATACAATTCCTTTAATGATACATCTATATCTAAATGTTGAACACTACCATCATTTTTCATAATAGTATCCCATACTTCTTTAGTATTCATATTTAGTTTTTCTAAATCTTCTTCTAAATATTTATTCTTTTGGAAGTAAGTTCCTAATTTAGTTTTCTCACTATAACAATTTGCAGGTAGAGGTTCAATACCACTACTTGTGTTACCTGATAATATAGATATACTTGTAGTAGGAGCAATAGCTGTAATCATAATATTTCTTCTTCTAGGAATACTTTCATTTTTTTCTCTAGCTTTTATATTTAACTCACAACTACCTTTTGTATTTGTTAACAGTTTTTCTGCTTTTTCTAATTCTCTCTTCATATGAGAGAATATCTTTTTATTTACCATTTTAGCAGTTAAAGATTCAAATGGTATCTTATTTTTAAGTAAGTAATTATGAAATCCCATAACTCCTATACCTAAATTTCTTTCTTCTTCTGCTACTAACCTAGCTTTATTAAAAGCTATTTTATCTTTTGATTGATATATAAATTCAGTATTTATATTATCAGTATACTCCAAAATATCTCTCCAGAATTCATCATTATTCTTATATTCATCCCATTGTTCTAAATTAATAGAACTTAGGACACAAACTCCTGTTCTTTCAGGACTAGTATGTATTAATATCTCTGAACATAAGTTAGAAGTAGTTATATCTAAATCTAATTTAACATATTCTACTGGTTTTTCTCTGTTAACATTATCTTTAAACATTAACATAGGCTCTCCGTGTATCTCTCTTTGTTCAAGTATTTCTATAAACAACTCTCTAGCTTTTACACTAGATATTACTTTTTGGTTCTTAGGAGAAATGAGATCAAATGTCTCATTTTTCTCAACTTTTTCCATAAATTCATCACTTAGTGTTACTCCTATGTGAGTATTTGTACATACTCTATTTATATCTCCTATTGGGTTCCTGATATTAATGAATTCTTCTATTTCAGGATGTGACACATCCAACCATATTGCTTCACTAAACCTTCTTATAACTCCTTGTGATACTGCTAATGAGGCTGTATCACTTACTTTTATAAATGGAATTATACCTGAAGATTTTCCTTTATTCCCAACAGGAGCATTTATCTCTCTTACTTTGCTCCACTCTGTTCCTTTACCTCCACCTTCTGACCCAAGCCAGAAGGATTCATTATAAGAATCAAATATATCTTTTTTACTGTCTCCTACAGTGGATACATAACAGCTTACAGGTAAACCTCTATCAGTACCTCCATTTGCACTTGGAGGTGTTGATGGATGAAACCAATTCTTTCTAATATAGCTAGTAATTCTACTAGCCATAGGACTGCTAGTAGAGTAAGCTTTCGCTACTCTTTCTAGCCACATATCATAGTTCTCATTCTCTATGAAATATGTGCTTTTATATGAATCCAATTGAATTTGTTTCATATAATTCTATTCCTTAGATTTCTTATTTGCATTTATATATTTATTATATCTGCTAGTAGCTCTATTTAATAGAAATAATAAACCTCTTAGTGAAGTTTTCTTAGCTTCTATTGTTTTATTATCATCTTTGTATTCTATATACTCTTTATACAACTCTGATATTTCATCAGTTGTATTAATTAACTGACTTATATCAGTTATTTCACCATTTCTTAAAAACTCTCTTATCTCTTTAACCTTTGGACCAAATCCACCTCTTTTCATTGTATCTCCTTCTTTATTTTGTATTTAGTTTCTTTTACATTTCTTTCCAATCAGTTCCAAATAAATCTTGAAAATTTAACATTTTAATATCATTAGATACTACTGCAAATTTATCAGTAAAATTACATAAGTGATTTACTGCCAAAGAATTTACTTTATCTAATTCTACAAGAAAAACAGTACCATATATCATATCTCCTATTTTTCTTTGTATTTTTGTGCCTACATCAACCTTAGCTAATGCTTCGCTTATGTGCATTACACTTCTTTCCAGTCATTTGAAAATAAATCTTCTTGATCTAATCTTACTTTAAAACCTAATTTACCATTATTACTAGATACTAATAATTTATCAGTATTATACTTACATAAGTAGTTAAAAATAGAATTATTTATTTTATTTCTTTCTACTATAAATAGGAATTTATTATTCCAACTTTCTCTACCTATATTCTTGCCTTTACCTGCTATTACTAGAGCTTCATTAAATGTCATTAGAATGGCACCTCTATATTATTATTTTTCTTAGTATCCTTAACTTCTACATACTTATTAAGTATGTAATCTTTAGGATATTTATTCTTAAATGTTGTTATAAGGATATCATCTGGCTCAAAGAAATATTTTATTTCATTCTTGATAACTTTAGTATTTACTGGCACGTAATTACCAAATTCATCCTTTTCTTGCTTATTCTCTTCCATTTTAATAACTCCTATAGTCAACTCTGCCCCAACCCAATCAATATTATCAATTGGAGTTCTTGTAGTTACTCCATTATAATTATTGATTAAGATTTCTTGTGTTGTCTCCTGTTGCTCTATATTCTTTTGTGTTAGCATTCTAGCTAACTTATTCATTTTTGTATATCCTGGTAATTGAGTTGAATCCCCTGATTTTTTGTTGATATAGTAAGTCTTACCTTCTTTGTTAGAAATGTAATCATTACTCTTTAAGATTTTTCCATCTATATCTAGTTCTAAGAACACTGCTACTGCTCCACTATTTGCTGTTTTGAAGTAACTTTTTGTTACCTGACATTTATACACTCCACTGTCCAACACTTGTGGTGCTTCAAACTCCATACTCTCTTTACTATTATTGTCTACTATTAATTGTATCATCTACTCTCCTTCATAATATTTTTGTAATCTATCTAAAACTATTTGTACATTGTTTTCAATATACAATTCTTCTTCTTCCCATAAATCACTAGCTCCTCTTATCTTTTCATAGATATTTTCTTTAGTTATTTGTGTTTGGAATACATATCTAAAACCTTTAATACTATTTTTATCTAGTATTCTTTTACTATATACTATAGTATTAAAATCAGCTTCTACACCAGTAGCACCTACACTCCCTTTAACAGGAACCTTACTTTCAATAATATTTTCACTGTCGTTAAATACATCTTTTATATGAGCCAGAATTATATAATTCTTGGTTCCTGTCTTTAACTTATACATTAACTTTTTGAAATATTGTGCATAACTGCCCCAAGCTGTTTGAGTATTTTTGCTGGTTAACACATACTGCATTTCATACATATCCATCAAAAATGTTATAGTATCTAGTACTATTACATCTATATTAGGACTACTTTCTGCTTTTTCAATAAGATCAAATATTTTCAATGGGTCATCCATCTTAAAAAATTTAAACTTATTTTTAAAAGGCAATGTTTTTAAATCACAATTGATGTATAAACATCTTTCGTGATTTGCCAAACCTTTAAGGCTGTGTGACTTACCTGAAGCAGGTTTACCACATACCAATACTATTTTCTCATTCTCTATTATATCTCCTTTAAAATTGATTTAGGACTAATATTATGTATATAATCTTTATCCTCATATTTATTACCTATAATCTCACTACTAAATATATATTGTTTTAATAAAGTATATTTACTATTCCTTTGTTTTTTATAATTCAATAGAGTAATAACATATTTATCTACTATAAATATATCATTTTTATTTTTTAAGATATCTCCATAAAATATCCACCTATTAGTACAATCCTTTAGATAAGTGTTTTTCAACATCTTACCTTTAATAACTTTGCCATAATGTAATATTTCACCTCTATTTGAGGTTCCTATATTATTATAGTGCATTACGTCATTAAACCAAACTCTGTACTTAACCATTCATCTCCTTTAAAGTATATTTTTTAGTTACAGTAAGCATTACTGAACTACTAATTTCTTCTTCACTCAGCTTTTGAGGAAGTTTGTTGTTAAAGGAGTATATAGCATTTCTGATAGCTTCTAACGAATAATTATTATCAAGTAAGCTCATTGCATACCTATATAACATATTGTTTCTATTGCCATCAGAATGAAGTAAGAACCATCTTTCTAGCATACTTAAATTACTAATACTATTAAGTGATGACTTTAAATCATCATTCTTTTTAGTTTTAGCAATAAATAGAGTAGCGTCTAATAGATCTCCTTCATTAAATTTAGATATACCAGGATTAGTTTCCCATTTCCTAGCTATATCTTTAGTAGCTAAATCTACTTCAAATGGTAACCAATTAAATATAGCTTCCATAAATAAACTATATTCTTTTGATTCCATATGTAAAGTATGGCTCAAAGGAAATATAATTCTAAATCTATTTATATTATTTGTATGGCTCTTAGTAGAGTACAAATAATATTTATAGTCTTTTAATAATTGTGTAGCAGTATCAATATTAATACCTTTATCTACATCAATTATTACTAAATTAAATCCTAACATCACATTAGCACTGTTTCTATGTCCATTTTTCCAGTGATGAGCTGTAAAATGATGATTAGAAACATTACATAGAGTAGGTAATTTATCCCATTCTATATATTTATTCTCATAATTGTAAGCTACATCATTAGAGTAACTCATAATTAATTTACTTAAATCTGTAGACTTAATAGTTTCTCCTTTGAGAAATTCTATATTATCATACAAATATCTTTTAATAATAATATTGTTTTTATAGCCATATGCTATAGCTAAGTCTAACAATTCTTTCTTATTACCTTTATAAAAAGGTAAATCTTCTATTAAATCTACTTGAGACACTTCTTTACCTATATCAGCTATATACTTAGCTAATCTAACATAAGGTTTTTCTCTAGTTAGCATTTTATTAAATGCTTCGCCACTTAATTCTATTAAGTCTATAGCTTCATTTATAGTATCAACTGATACTATATCTTCTTGTTTTATGAATGAGAATATACCAGCTACTTTAATAACATTAAAATATCTGTGTAACATTTGAATAGCTTTAAGTTCTTCGTGTTCCTTATAACACTTAGATCTTTTATCACATTCAATTTGATATTTCATTAATGCTATGGTAGATTCCTTATTCATTTGTATAGTTTTGTTATGATTATTTATATTAGCTAATTGCTCAAAGTAATCAGCTAATTCTAGTATATCATTATCAATACTTTGGTTCAACATTAGTTCATAAAGCTCTTCAGCTGATAAACTTTCAATAGTTGATGAATTCATCTCTGTGTAACCAAATAATAATCTTCTAGCATAGCCAGTAGATAATAATTGGAAGAAATCATCTTCTATCTTACCATTGTCTAATAACTTACTTGGTACTCCAAACATTAGTAGATTAGCAGGAACTCTACCATCTACATCTTCCAGTCTACTATTTTCTTGAGTATTCTTTATTAATTTAGTTTTTACTTTACCTAAATCATAAAGCTCAAGATATGTATTTAATACATCACTGTTCTTTGAAATATTACTTCCTATTTCATCTATTTCTAGATTTAACGAACCAATATTAGACATCAAACAATGATGTCTTTGTTGTTTCAAAGCAGGTTCAGTTCCACTATCAAATTGATATAAGTACTGTCCAGTACTCTTAAACTCTTTATGTACTTCAACAGATACTTTCTCAGGATCTTCATTTCTCTTTGAAGCTCTTTCAAAAATAATCTGTTGTAAATTATTGTTTTGGATAATGTTTTTAGTATCTAAGAAT